AGATAAAGATAAAAGTAACCAAAATTTTGATTTAAAAATCAAATTATTTTATATTTTACAAGGAGTGATTTAATTATGGCAAAGACAAAGGGTAACTCAGAAAACACAATCAAAATCGTAAACTACATGAAGGGTATCGGCGTGGGTGCAAAGCAGTCAGGCAAGGAAATCGCAGAAGCTCTCGGATTTGAAAAGGTAGCTACTGTAACAGGCACAATGCTTTCTCTTTACAAGAAGGGTGTAGTTGGTAAGGAAAAGACAGAGAATGGCACTCTCTACTTCATTACAGCAGACGGCGCTAACTACGACCCAACAGTAGTTCCAACAGAAGCCTAATTTAAGGCTCTGAATTCTTGAAGTGACTGAGGGGATGTTCCCCTCGTTGCTTCTAAATTTTTATTAAATGCTTACAAGAAAGTTTGGAGGAATTAATTTATGCAGAGTATAACAAAAGAATCAGAAAATACAATTGATATTATCGGCGTATTAAAGGAAAGAAATGTTGAAGAAGCTAAGTCAAAAGAAGGTAAGCAGTATGTTAAGGGCACGGCAGTAATTTCAACTGTAACAGAAGTTGAAGGTAAGGCCGTTGAAAGCGAACATAAGATTGACAAGATGGTATTCAGACTCAAAAAGGACGGCACACCTAATAAGCTCTATGATGCAGTTCTTGATTGGAACAAGCTCGTTTCACTTGCATCTGCAACAGAGCAGACTCCAGCATCAAGAGTAGTTCTTCAGTCTTCAAGTATTGAGGAAAATATGTGGGTTCCTTCAGGTAAGGAAGAAGTAGCATCAAATCCTAAGATTAAGGTAGGTTGGTTAAAGACTAGCAACGAAGACAAGGATAAGGCAGAGTTCACACTCACTGGTGTCGTTGTTAAGGAGCCTTATGATGAGGAAAAGGACGGTACTCCAACAGGTCGTCTTAGACTTAAGATTGGCGTATTCGGTTATTGTGATGCGAGTCAGAATCCAGACGGCAATATTCACATAATTGACCTTATTGTTGCAAGCGAAGCCGGCGTAAACTGGTTCAGAAGCAATGTTAAGGAATATGACACAATTCGTGTTCAGGGTGATATAATCAATTCACACAAAACAGTTATCACTGAAGTATCAGAAGGTTTCGGCGTTATTCAGAAGCCAAACACTGTATCTGTTAAGGAGTTCCGTGTAAGAGCGGCAGTTGTTCTTCAGGATGATGACCTTATCTATGATGTTTCCGACGTTAAGAGAGCTTTAAAGGCTAGACTTGCTAGAAAGGAAGACGTTCTTACTCGCGCTAAGGAAAAGGCAGCAAACGCTTCTGCAAATGCAAGTGCTAAGGGCGGCCTTAATGATTTCGGTTTAGATGATGTTATTCCATTTTAATTAATAAGGGGAGATTCATTTCTCCCTTTTATTTATATTAAACTATGATATGATTTTATAAAGGAGAGATTAAAATGGCTATTAACTTAAAAGAACTTAAACCGCATCGTATATCAAAGAACCTTAGAGGTAAGAGCTTACTTCTTTATGGTCCTCCAGGTTCAGGTAAAACCACTTTCGGTACAAATTATAAGAAGTCACTATTACTTGCGTTTGAAAGAGGTTATAATGCTCTTGATAACATCATGGTATAGGACGTTAAGACTTGGCCGGAATTTAAACAGGTTATTTCTCAGCTTTGTAGGGACGAAGACCTAAAAGAACAGTTTGAAACACTTATCATGGATACTTCTAGTGAAGCGTGGTCACTTTGCGAAAAGTATATTTGCTCAAAGAATGATGTAGAAGACCTTGGTGATAAGGCCTATGGTAAACTTTATAAGGCGGCTGAAAAGGAATTTAGTTCTGCCCTTAGAGAGTTAACTTATAATGGTTACGGCCTTGTTCTTATTGCTCACGAAAAGGTAACTACTGATAAGGATAATCAGGATATTAAGTACATTGCACCAGACCTTGCTCCAAAAGCCTTTACTGTTATTAATAAACTTGTTGATAACATTGCTTATATCAAGACTATTAATACTGGTTCTGAAGAAAAGAGAGTAATGATACTTAGGGACAATACTGGTAAGGTTGTCGTTAAATCAAGACATAAGTACATTGCTCCTTATGTTGAACTTGGTTATGATAACTTTGTAAATGCTCTTTATGAAGCTATTGATAAAGAAGCTAAGGAACATGGTAATGAAGCTATCGAAGAAGCCAACTCATCTGCAAAGCTCGATTATGATATACTCATGGTTGAAGCAAGAGATGTTTGGGGTCAGGTAATTCAGCAAGAAAAGGGTCAGGAAGCTATGGTAATTCTTGAAGAAGAATTTGGTAAGCCTATAAAATTCTCAGAAGTAGACCCTTCAGAAGTTGAAAAACTTAATGCCGCAATTGTTAGAATAAAAGAAATTGTTTAATTCAGAAGGGAGGAGTAAGATAATCGAAACTTACTTCTCCCCTTTTGTTTTAATAAAGGAGTGAATATTTTGAAAAAAGTTTTAGATACCAACGTATTACTCGATTATCCACAGATAGTTACAAAAGATACAGAACTCTGGGTAATACCTCTTGTAGTTTTAAAAGAAATTGATGGACTTAAAATGAACATGAATCCGGAAACATCAAGGAAAGCCCGAAAGGCAGCAGTTTTCGTGGCGAAGAATATGGATAATATCATATGGGATTTTACAGTAGAAGGCAGTTCTGTTGATAATATTCTGCTTGATATTGTCGCAAAAGATTGTGATTCTATTCTTGTCACAAATGATGTTTCTTTAAAGGTAATCGCAAAAGCCAAAGGTATTCCTGTTGAGGGATATAGTTGGAAAGATGATTATACTGGAGTCCTTTATGTAGACCCTGAGACTATGGATGTTGATAAGTATAATGAAATTCTGAGCAAACTTATTAATACTGGTGAATACAATAAAGAAAATTACAAGTTTAGTCCGAATGAATATCTTATTGTGCCGCCATATTGTACAGACGATGGAAGCAAAAGCACAATCTTTAAGTATAATAGTGAAGGATTCTTTGAGCAGATTTCTCTTAGACCAACAATCAAAAATGGTTGGATTAATACAATCAGGCCGCGAAATGATGAACAGATTTGTTTGTTTGACCTTTTAAATAGTGATGTGCCTGTTGTATATGCTGGCGGTAGTTATGGTACTGGTAAATCATTTATCACTCATAACTATGCAATTGGAGAACTTGAAGCACAGCGTATTAAGAAAATTGTCTATGTTCCTAATAACGCTTACGCACAGGACTCAATGGAATTAGGTTTCCTCCCGGGTAGCAGTTTCGAGAAATTAATTCCTTCAATTGGCCCACTCATTGACCAAGTAGGTATTGACCAAATTAATCGTTGGATGGAATGCGAAGAACTTGAAATTGTTCCTCTTGCTTTCATGAGAGGTCGTAGCTTTAACGATGCTATTATCTTGGTTTCAGAAGCTGAAAACCTTACTGAAAGTCATATCAAACTTCTTATTTCACGTTGCGGTGAAAATACACGTATCTTCTTCGATGGTGATATTGACCAGGCCGATAGTGCAATCTTTAAGGATAGAAATGGTCTAAAGTTACTTCTTAACCTTCACAAAACAGAAATGGCTGACCTTTTTGGAACAGTATTCCTTACAAAGATAGAAAGAAGTAAAACAGCAGAACTTGCTAATACACTTGACG